GCCTGGTCGCCGGTGACCTTTTTCATGACATAGCGAGCCACATAGGCCGCAGATTGAAAGGTCAGTTCGCCAATGCTCGAGTGACCATAGGTCCAGAGTTCTTCGAGCAGGGCTGAACGGTAAAGCGTGTTCTCTCGGCTTTGTATCCATGGTTTCCGGTCCCCGTGGAAACCGTAGCCGAAGATCGCAGCATGGTAATGGGGACGAGCGTTCTCTTCCCCGTATTCGCCGCAGTGAAAGTAGCGGAATTTGATCCCGCGTTTCCGCATGCGCTTCGCAAAGTCCTGCCAGTGTTTCACGTCCAGAGAGCCGTCCTCGGGGAGATGCTCATCGTCGTAAGTCAGGGTCAGGAAGCAATTGGCATCGTGCATTTGCGCTTCGTGAACGCATCGCACGGCCCATTGGCGGGACCGCTCCAGGCGGCAGCCGACGCATCGGCCGCAGGAGACGGTCACTGGGAGGTCCACGAATCCGACGTTTCTGTCGAACGTCACGGACCCCCCAGGAGCGCGGAACCCGGAAATCGGGCTGTAGCAGGCCATGGGTGAGAGGCCTAGAGCCGCCATCCGCCGCGCATAGGGGCAGGCGCCACATTCTTCTTGTGAGTGCCTTTCGCCCCGCTCCGAAAGAGGGATTTGGACTTCTTCGAAGCCATCTTCTTGCGTCGCATTTAGAACCTCCGGTTCTGTTGTTTTTTTGGACTGAGGTGTCAGTCCGACCATTTAACATCAAGTAGGGGAATGGTCGGCCGGCGTTGCCCCCCCCGGCCAGTCCGGGGAGGGCTCCGCTGAGAGCTTAGTCCCGGTCAGCTCTCTTCGGATGCGGGTGTGGGGGTTTGCACCGGCTCCGCAGGAATCGATTCCCCCTCCTGGGGGGGTGGGGAAATCGTTTCCTGCTCCTCGGTGAGACCAAGCTCTCTGAGGCGCTGTACGCCCTCAGGAGACGAATCCTGGCAGATCGCGATGAATCGTGCCGGATCGTTGCCGCAAGCCTCTCTGACGGCACTGGGCAGCGCCTGGAAGTCGGTTGCTGCCTGATCGACCGCCTTCAGGGCGTCGAGGTATTCCATCACGTTCGAGAAGTCCCCGTAATCCGGGGTTCGCTCGTTCAGCTGCGGGAGCTGCCCGTTGTTGTTCCAGCGGCGCATGATGACGTTGATATCGCACTCGTCGCGGAACGACTGATGCGTCATCGACTCAGTGCCGCAGTCGATATCGCCCCTGGGATTCTGTTCGTCGTAGAACATGCTCATTTCTTCGAACCTTTCTTCTTTCGAGCTTTGATCGGAGGATTGACGCCCAACTGGCCACCCCCTGTGGCGCCGGGCTTCTTTCCAGGCTTCGGCCTGGTCGCCTTCGAACCGGCCGCGCCTCCAATGGCGCCGCCGATGGCTCCTCCGACAGAGTTTCCGAGAAGCTTTTCGATGTAGTAGAAGAGCCGGCCGCGAGAGCCCGAATAGAACTCTTCTTCGAGCCTGTGCTTCTGTGCGGCCGAGGCCGCGCCGGCTTCAGCCGCTTCGGCTTCAGCACGAACCCGCCGCTCATCGGCCTTCGCGTTGGTTTGCTGCTGCTTCATGAGTTGTTCGCTCGCCCTGGCTGTCAGGGCGGCTTGATTGGTTTGCTTCACCTGGGCTTTGTTCATCCGAGTCTGCAATGCACTCGAAAGCCCCTCACCGATGAAGTTCCCGTAATTGGCGCTGTAGGACGCGCCGGGTGGTGTTGAGGCTCCGCCTTGTGTGTAGGCGAGAGCAGGGTTGAGGCCGGCGTTTTTCATGTCGAGGACCGCGCGTTGATAGGCGGTTTCTGACATGCCGACCTGAAAGGCCATCTGCTCCCGAGCAGAGGCCAGAGAGGCGTCAGCGTTGATTTTGGCTGCGCCGGCCGAGCCGGCGGCGGCAATGCCGCCGGCGACTGTTGCTCCTGCGATGTCTCCCAGGAGGCCCATTAGAAGTGATCGATCATGCCCGGCACCGAGTAGGTGGGCATGGGCCGTGCGTGCTTGAATTCGAAGAACGCATCCAGAAGGAAGTCGGGTTCCGTGGGTACGGCCTCGACTCGAGACATCGGGGGGTTCTCCCCGATGAACGTTTCGTTCAGCAACGGCAGAGAAACGAAGTTCTGGGCCAAGTGCCAAATGTCGATCGGCTGCTGTGCCGTCGACCGGAAAATCGAGTGAATCTCCGAAGGCTTGTACCGGTATTCGGCGTGGCGTTCCTGATAGCCGAAGACGTCGTCATCCGACGTTGTGCCAGTCGCGTAAATCTCCTTGTTGAGGATCGACTGTTCGCCCAGGTGGCTCAGTGCAGGCCAGTAGAAATCGAACCGGGTCTTGCGCGAGAACATCCGGTTGAGGCCCTGCTGATAGTTCAGGTCTGCGCGAGCGGAGACCAGGCCGATGACCACGCAATGCTCCGTGAAGCTCTTCACGAACCCAGCGTTGGTCTGATTCGTGGTCGCATAGCTGCCCAGGTCGCCGACGGGCGGGGTGCCCGATCCGGCGGTCCGCGGCACGACGTTCATCGTGACCGGGGCAGATCCTCCCCCCAGAAATTCCGGCCTCTGAAGACGCTGGTCAGGGGAGATGACGCCGAAGTGGCTTCGGATCTGCTCGGTATACCTCGATCCGCCCCTTGCGTCGCGTTCATAGAGCTTTTGGACTTGGAACGACTGGCGGAGCTGATTGATGGTGGCCGAGGTGGCCTGGGAAAGATCGGTTTCCAGGCCGGTGGTGTTCCAGGTCGCCGTTGCCGGTCCGGCCGCCTGTTCGGACCAGTTCACTTGGGTCGTGGTCTGATTCGCCTGCAGAGCCGCAGGCCCTCCGAGAGACCCGATATCGAACACCGGGAAGCCGCCGGACGTTGCACGTACCGGGGCAGTTTCGCCCAGCGGGAGCTGCACCGAGGGCCCCTTCTGAGGCCAGGGCAGCGCGCTGGTCATGTAGTCGTGGCGCTTGCCACGGCGTAGGAGTTTGTAGTCCGTATCCACGTCGGGACCGTCGCCCTTGTTGATGGGCGGCCGGTTGATTAGGTCCTGGGACCGGAACCACTCCGAGTAGATGAGGTTGTAGGCCCTGTGCCACAGGGCAGAATGCTCCAGACCCGACACCACGGGCGGGATGCCCAGGTGGTCGTGAAGGGAGCCATGCAGGTAGCCACCCGCCGGCGACGTGATCGTCGGCACGAGGTAGTCCGTGCTATCGCCGGGATTGTCTTGTTCGCCGTTGAACTTCTGCCAATTGTCCCAGAGAAGACGAATCGGCACAGCGAAGAAGAAGTAGTCCATGTACAGGTTGTCCATGAGCGGCTTGAGCGGAGTGGCCATCCGCCCAAACGTATGAATCTTGAGATTCATCGTGTCGCCAGGGAGAGCTTCGTCACAGAAGATCGGGACGAGCCAGCCTGCGTCGAACGCAGTCTTGATGCCGCAGCTTCGATTGAACTGCGAGCGTTGAATGTTCGCGCTGGGGATCTGCGCGAATGAGTGCTGTCCACCTGTAGTTGATCGCATTACGAGGGAACCTCCGCGTCGGCCAGGAGCCGCGCTTTGTGGGCAGCAGCCGTGCCCAGGTTGATGGGGGCGTCGAGGAGCTCGTATCGCCCGGTGTTGACGTTCCACGAGCCAAGCTCGAAGAGTGTGTAGTCAGCAGCGTAAAGAGAGAAGTCGTGATCGGTGTCGATCGTTGCCTGTTCGAACAGGCGTATCGCGAGGGCGCGGGTTTTCTGCATGAAGGGTTGCAGGTAGGCTTCGCCCTTCGAGTCGTAGACACTGAAGACGCGAAGAGTAAGTCCAGTTGCTTCATTCATTTCAGATTGGGACATGATGTTGAGTTTCCTTGTTGGTTTGTTGGTTGGTTGGTTAGTAGGAAGGTTGCTCCGTGATTAGCAGCGCGGTTCGTTCATATCGTCCGCTAGTTGACGGAGTAGCCCGATGATCCATTCAAGGAGTTCGGGCAGTTTCATTTTCGTGTGAGCCTCGCGGCTCGTTCTTCCTGGACTTGTTCACGAACGCGGAGGCGTTCGGGTGTGTTGTCGTGGGGGCGGGAGCCGCCCCGTTCGCGCCGCTGGCGCTTGATGATCGCGTGAATGTCGGGCGAGCTCGCCTCAAGACGCGAGTCGTAAAATTTCGGTGGCTTCGCCGGCCGGCCGTTCGAGATGACCTGGTCATTCGGGTAAACGTCATTCTTGAACTTGGCCAGCCACGTTGCACCGATGCCCGGTCGACGGGACATGGTGGTGTATTCCGGCTTTCGGCCCTGGTAGTGATCCTCGGCCTGGTCGCCGGTGACCTTTTTCATGACATAGCGAGCCACATAGGCCGCAGATTGAAAGGTCAGTTCGCCAATGCTCGAGTGACCATAGGTCCAGAGGT